CATCGATTTGGAACATTCCGGGCGTTGCCGACGAGATGGGTCTCAGAATGAGACCGGTCTCAAATCGAGACCCAAGTGGTATCAGAATGAGACCCAAGTGGTATCAGAATGAGACCCCAACAATAAGTAACATAAAGGAACGTAATAAAGGCGCTGACGCGCCCGCTCCGGCGATTTCATCGCCTTCGCTACCTTCTTCTTCGGAAAAGGAAGCCCCGAAACCCAAGCGCGCCACCGCCCCCAAATTCGACCCAGCGTCCTTGCCCCTGCCTCACGGTCAAGGTCTGGCGCGTGCCTGGGCAGAGTTCGCCCAACACCGCCGCGAGATCAAAGCCCCGCTCACGCCCACCGCGGCCAAGCGCATCGTGGACGACCTCGGTTCCGTCAACGAAGCCGCCGCCGTCGAAGCCCTCCGCAAGTCAGTGAAGCACGGCTGGCGCGGCGTCTTCATCGATGCTCCGGCCACCGCGCCCAAGCTCGTCACCTTGCCACCCCAAGGCCAACCCAAACAAACCGCCCTCGAAAAACACCTCGCCGAACAGCGCGAGCAATTCGCCAAAGAAAACGCAGCCTAACCCATGAGCACCCTATTTGCCCTCGAAGACGGCATCCACGCCCCCATCACCGGCGGCGCCGTCCTATCCGCCTGCCGCAAAGGAGAGATCTCCGAGTCCCTCTTCATTGTCGGCGCCCAAGTCCACGACTGGGAGATCTTCACGCCCTTCGGCCACGCCCAGACCACCGACGTGATGTTGACCCGCGCCGGCGTCCGCCCGATCGCCGTCCAGGTCAAGACCGCCACCCTCGACCGCGGCGCCTACCACGTCTCCGTCAAGCGCGCCACCGGCGGACTGAAAGCCCGCCCCTACGAGATCCACGACTTCGACGTGCTGGCCGCCTACTTACCCGACCTCAATCAATTTGTCTTCTGGACCTTCGACGACATCAGCAACCGCGTCAGCGTCCGCTACGACCCAAATAAGCACCGGAAACCCGGTAACTGGGACTTGCTTGACACCGTCGCAGAATCATTAACCCAAACCCAATAATTAATTGCCCCCCCCCCCCGAGTACGTTATCGATTTTCTATTAACACCTAGGACAGCCAATGTCCGACCCCCAACTGTACATTTGACCAGTAATTTTATGAAACCCGCCAAAAGCACCAAAAAGGCGAGCGCCCGCAAAGCGCCGAAAACCAACCTCGAAGTCAACGTCGAATACGTCGAGCAAATCGCCGACGAAAGCATCGCCACCATCATGGCCCTCCGCGCCCTCGTCCGCCAACTCGCCACCGAACTTGAGGAGGCCCGCAAATGACCCTGCACAACGGCAAGACCTTGGCCCTCGAATATGAACCCACCGGCCCGCTGTTTGGCCGGCTCATGCTTGAGGCTCAGTCAATCAACGCAGCGTGCGACCGTTTCCTCGCCAAGCGCGGCTTGATCACGCAGCCATCGTTCCGCAATTCCGGCTTCATCTTCGGCCGTGGCAAACGGAGGGCGCGCAAATGAGCACCATGATCCCCGACCTGGTTGTCGGCTCAGTCGGCTTCGGCAGCAACTTCGGAGCCTACAACGAACTCGCGCTGGAAAAGCAAGTCCGTGAGCTGATTCGCTCAAATAATCGCCTCATCCGCGTCATCAACCGCTGCGTCAAGCCCAGCAACGAAGTCGCCAACGAGGCGCACGACGCCATCGAAGAGGCCACCGGCATCCGATGAGCGCTGGCAAGGGTGACCAACCGCGTCCGGTCAACGGCGACCGCTACCGGGCCAACTACGAGGCGATCTTCCTCAAAGAAGACTCCCTTTCCGACATCCTCGCCAAGGTCCGCGACCAGTTCCCGTATCCCACCTGGATCTGCCGCCCCTGCGGCGAAGCCCACGGCCGCGGCATGCCCGCCGGCCACGTCTCGACCTGGCACGAAGACCCCTGCGGCATCTGCGGCAAGGTCACCTCCGTCAGCGAACCCCGCGATTTCCGCCACCTAAAAAAATGGCCCATCCTCCCAAAAAACCCTTGACCCTCATGCCAACATTTGCCAACATATGCCTACAGATCACGCCACGACAGAAAGCCGTAAACCGTCATGGCCACTGAGCATCAACCACCACCGCCCAAGGAACACCACATCACACCATGGCTCGAAGAATCATTTCGCTTAGTCGATGCAGCCTGCGACCGCTGGGAACGTCGCCGCGCACAGCTCGCCCGCAGGAAGGAAGAAAATGAACGCGCTCATTCTGACCTACCTCGCGCTGATCGTCCTGACATTCATTGTCATAGTCGTGCTGGAGAACAATGACGACGGAGGCGCCGCCTAACATGAAACGCACCGTCCCACAAAGCCCCGCCACCGAGCGCACCGTCCTCGGTTCGCTCATGGCCGACCCGAAACTTTGCGACGAAGTCTCCGGCATCCACGCCGACCTTTTCTACACGCCCGCGCATCGCCTCATCTACGAGACCATCTGCGAGATCCGCGGCGAAGGCGGCACACCGAACCTCATCGCCACCACCCAGCGCATCGATGCCGCGCACAAGCTCAACTTCGTTGGCGGCGCCGGCGCCCTCACCGAGATGCTCGGCGACTACGCCGGAGGCAGCGCCGCGGTCGAATATCACGCCCAAACCCTCCGCGACCTCCACGCCCGCCGCCGCATCATCGACGCCAGCGTCGCCATGCAAGCCGCCGCCCAGGACATGGCCAGCGACGCCGACAGCGTCCTGCAGCAAGCCGGCGAGAGCGTCCTCAGCCTTTCCCTCACCACCGCCACCGACAGCATGCGCGCCCCCAGCGCCATTGTCCCGGGACTCCTTGAAGAGCTAGAGAGCCTCATGGCCGGCGGCAAGAAGCTCGGCTTGCAAACCGGCATCCGTGATCTAGACCAAGTCACCGGCGGCCTCCGCGGGGGCCAGCTCACTATCATTGCCGGTCGCCCCGCCATGGGTAAGAGCGCGCTCATGCTCAACATGGCCGACAACATGGCCCGCCGCGGCGTCCCGGTTGTCTACTTCAGCCTCGAAATGCCCGCCACCGAGCTGGCCGCGCGCGTGGTCCTCGGCCGCGCTGAGACCAACACCGAGATCATTCGGAACGGCTTTTTGACCGCATCGATCAAGCACCGCATCTTCGACGCCGCCACGCAGTTCAGCAACGAGCCGCTCTACGTTGATGACCGCGGCGGTCTGACGCTCCTTGATATTAGAGGCCGCGCCCGCCTAGCCGTCCGCCGCTGGGGCGTCAAATGCATCTTCGTCGATTACCTGCAGCTCGTCAGCCACTCCGGCGCCCAAAGCCGCGAAAACGAAGTCGGCTTCGTCAGCCGCGGGTTGAAAGCCATGAGCATGGAGTTAGGCATTCCCGTAGTCGCCGCCGCCCAGGTCAACCGCCAAGCCGAGAACCGCAGCGACAACCGCCCAAAACTCTCCGACCTCCGCGAGTCCGGCAGTATCGAGCAAGACAGCGACATCGTTTGCCTAATCCACCGTCCCGCGTATTACGCCGTGCAAGACGAGGAACCGGAAGTCCAAGACGCCGAGTTAATCGTTGCCAAGCACCGCGCCGGCCGCACCGGCACGCTCAACCTCACATGGCGTCCCTCGCTCACCCGTTTTGAAGGCACCCCCTCGTTCGGCCGCACCAGCGACAGCGACGGCTCCGTCTACGCACCGGCGAAGCAACTTTGGGAGGCTATCAATGAATAGTTTTGGAGATCATGCTTTGGCTTATTCGCAGGATTACTGCAAGCGCTACCAGTATGCGCGCTGCGTGCTTCGTGGAGACTATGTAGATGTCTGCGACTTAACCACCGCCTTAGAGTCGCTTTACGTTGCAATGCCCAACGGGTTCAGTTGTCGCTACATCGACACCGGAGGCGTCCCCCTACGCGGAGGCGCGTGGACAATTGGCCTTAGCCGCGCCGCATGGGCTGGCAACAAAGTTATTGAAACAACAACGGCAACACTAACTGTTGATTGTTTGGGCAGAATCGAGCACCGAATAATGTGGCTCGCCCTCCGCGATGTCATTGTAGATTTCGGCAATTCGATCACAGCGGCCTTGTGCATTGGGCCGGCAAGCCAAGACGATGCCGTAATGTTTGGCATCAATGATTTTGTTTTGAATCGCGCCGGACTAGACGTGACCAGCGGATACTCGGTGAACAATAAGCGCCAAGCCGCGCAGCTAAAAGCGGCGCAAGCGCTTTCTTTGGGGGTTGGCAAAAATTGACATGATCAACTCCCGCCAGAAAGGCGCCAGCTTCGAGCGCGAAGTCGCTAAAGCACTGACCGCCGAAGGTTTTCCGGCCAAGCGGGGCGCGCAAGTCAGCCAAGGATCTTGGGGGATCAGTGCGCCCGACGTGATCGTGCCCTGCTTGCCGGATTGGCACCTTGAGTGCAAGCGCCACGGCCGCGCCCGCTTCGACCTGGACGCCGCCATCAATCAAGCCGAGCGCGACCGCGGCCCGGCCCAGCGCATCGCCGTCATCCACCGCAAAGACCACTGCGACATGCTCGTCACGCTTCCGTTCTATGACTTTTGCGCCCTCCTGAGCCACAGCGACTTTCCTATCCAACCAAAAACACAACCAACCAACGCATAAATATGCCAAACAAAACCCTAACCACACCCGTGGGCATCGCCCGCTATCCTCACCTCAACCGTCCCGACACCAAGTTCGACGACGTGGGAGTGTTCAAAGTCAACCTCGAGCTGACCGCCGAGGAAGCCGAACCGTTCATCAAACAAGCCGAGGAACTTTTCTCCGCGTTCGTCGCCGAGAAGAAAGCCGAGCTGAAGAAAGACAAGCTCAAGCTCCACGCCGCGCCGTGGGAGGACAACGATGGTATGACGCAATTGAAGCTCAAGGTCAAAGCCGTGGGCAAAGACAAGGCCGGCGAGACGTATAGCCGCGCGCCGAAGCTCTTCAACGCTTCCGGCGACATCATCACTGATAATGTCGGCGGCGGCAGCAAGATCCAAGTCGCGGTCGTTCCCTACTGCTGGTACACGGGCACGCTCGGCGCCGGTATCACACTCCAGCCCAAGGCTGTCATGGTGCATGACCTCGTCACTTGGGGCGATGGCGGCAGCGCCACCGCCTACGGCTTCGACGTGAGCGAGGCCAAGCCCGCCGCTCGCAAGACGGGGACGGACGACGAAGAAATTAGCTGGTAACCTCCCATGCCAGCCAAAAACACCACACGCAAAAGGGAGGGGACAAAACGTCCCCTCCCTAAGAAAGCCAAGCCCGCCGAGCCGGATCGTTTTACTGCAGACGGACGCAAAATCGTACGCCTCGAGAAGACCCGCGCCCACCAGAAGTATCCGCTCAAAGACGGCACCGACGTTCCCGGCGCCTCAACCATCGCCAAGATCGGCGAGGACAGCAGCGGCCTCATCCACTGGGCGTGGAAATTGGGTATGGACGGTCAGGATTACCGCAAGGTGCGCGACAAGGCCGCCGACATCGGCACCATCGCGCACTTCCTCATTGAGTGTTTTCTCCACAACCACGTTGCCGACCTCTCCGAGTTCAGCCCCGCGGATGTTGAGAAAGCCACCATTGCGTTCAACAACTTCAAGCGCTGGTGGGACGAAGAAGGTCTCACCGTCATTGAGCCAGAAGTGCAGTTGGTCTCCGAGGAATACCTCTTCGGCGGAACCATCGATGCACCCAGCCGCGACCGCGACGGCAAGATCGTCCTCCTCGACTGGAAGACATCCAAAGCCATTGTCGGCGCGCACAAGGTGCAGCTCGCTGGCTACGAGCAACTCTGGAACGAGAACCGGCCGGACATGAAAGTCCAGCGCCGCGGCATCGTCCGCATTGGCAAAGAATCCCCGGATGACTTTGAGGTCGCCTGGATGTTCAGCGCCGAGCCGTTCTGGAAGGTATTCCAAGCGCGTCTCAACCTCCACTACGTCCAGCTCATGGCGAAGAAAGCCGCTTAAATGAAACGCACCCGCCGGTTCGTTGTCCGAGAGCAGACCTTTGGTCTGGTTGTGGAGTTCTATTGTGGAACCCCGCAGTCATCGGCGATCCGGCGGTGTGCGAACATTCTCAATCTCGACCCCAAAGACCCCGACAACCAGCCCGATGACTCCGACGCCGCCTGGGCGATGTGCTGCGGCAGCCAAGCCGTTGTCTGGATCGAAGACGCCGCGGACACCGGCAGCCTCGTCCATGAGCTGTATCACGTTGTGCAGGATTTCTTGAAGCACATTACCAGCAGCGACGAGGAAACCGGCGCTTACTTGATCCAATACCTTTTCCGAGAAGCCATCCGAAAAAACAAACCATGAAACAAGGACTATACGCCAACATCCACGCCAAAAAAGCCCGCATCGCCGCCGGAAGCGGTGAACGCATGCGCAAGCCCGGTTCCGCCGGCGCGCCCACCGCCAAAGCCTTCCGCGCATCTGCCAAGACCGCCAAAGCGCGCCGATGACCTCCGGCG